TCTAAAAACTGTGTTGCCGAGTTTGACGGAGGCCATTTTCTTTTCGGTAATGGTGACCTTTACCTGAACGATGGTCAGAAGATTACATCACTGCTACCGCACAAGATGCGGGACCATGTATTCTCTATTCTTGATGGCGACTTCTTAGAGAAGTCTTTTGTAGTTGCCGACTATGGCAGGACAGAGATGCTTGCTTGCTTTGTATCTGCTGACTCTGTCAGCACCCAATGCGATAAAGCCCTGATATGGAACTGGGTGAATAACACCTTCTCCATTAGGAATATACCAGAGTTAGCAGACATTGGCTATGGCAGTGTAAAGAATGAAGCTGCCTATACAACTTGGGGTCCGCCTCCGGGGGTTCCTATCTCTGTCACTTGGTCTACGGCAACAGGTGCATGGGCTACTTCTTGGGAGAATGTAGAGAACGTACTGCTATTCGCTTCCCCAACAGACACAAAACTCTACAGAGATGGAGTTGGAAACAAAGAAGACACTAATAACATGACCGCTTTTATAGAGAGAACCGGTCTTACATTTACAGCACAGAACAACCCAGATCAGTCCACAGTTAAGCGCATCAAGGCTATCTGGCCCAAGATGACGATAACAAACTCTGACACTGTAGACTTCTATGTAGGAACTCAAATGTCTACAGAGGAAGGGGTGGCGTGGCAGGGACCGTATGCATTCAATCCAGATACTCAGTCTAAGGTGTCTCTACGGGCTTCAGGCAAATACTACGGTGTAAAGATAGAAACAACTACCGATACAGACTGGAGACTAGAGGGGTTAGAGTTTGAGCTGGAGGACGCCGGTAGACGTGGATCGAGGAATTACTAATGGTAATGGCAGCAGTAAAGAAGGTCAAGTCTGTAACAAGATACGAGCCGGGACCATTGCCAGACAATGCAGAAGACTTAGGTATTTATGTTGTAACGGAGTTAAAAAGATTAGGAAACATATTATTCAACCAATCGGTGATGAGACTTGAAGAAACGAACACAGCGCCAGCGAAACCAAGAGACGGCGACATCAGATACGCCGACGGGTCTAACTGGAATCCAGGAGCGGGTACGGGAATTTATTGGTTCGATGGAACCAACTGGACAAAGCTGTAGAATCGGCCTTGTTCATCCGGAGGAGGTTGAAAGGATATGGGACAAGGTATCGTTACAGGTAGAGCGTTGCGTTCCCCACTCAGAAGGGGAAATGAGTTCTGAGGACTTTTATATCGCTTTGGTTGATGCAGAAATGCAACTATGGATAGCGGTAGAGGAGGAAGAGGTTATAGCGTCAATGATAACTCAGGTTATTACATACCCCTCTAAAAATACGCTTCGTGTTATTGCTATAGCAGGCGGAGATATGGACAAATGGTTTCACTTTATGCCGCAGCTAGAAGAGTTTGCTATCCTTATGAGTTGTTCATCTTTGGAGGCTTGGGGTCGCAAAGGGTGGAAGAGGATTTTATCTGATTGGAAAGATTCTTATGTGGTTTATACTAAAGATTTAAAACATAGGATGCATTAAAATGTCATATAACGGTGAAAATTCAGTTGATTACACTAACAGTAATCCAGACTATTGGGCTAGCGTTAATTCATATTTCGAAAGCCATGGTGAAAACGATGTTGGAGAAACCGGCATATGGATTCCTAATTTAGAAAAACAAGGGGCGGAGTCTATTGCATTAGCAGCCTCTGCCGGTGGCGTTACGGCGGTTGGTGGAAGTAATTATGCTGGCGGTAGCAAGTCAGCAGATACTAGAACTTACGCCGATACTGGAGAGACCGAATCCTCTAGGGCTGAATATAGCATAACCAGGCCTATAACTCTAGCCTCTATATACAGGGGTGGTACAGATTACGAAACAACCTCTGCATCAGATCACTATGGTGGTGGTACGTCTCTGGGAGGAATGGGGAAACTTCCCCCTTCTTGGCAGGGGGTTTCGATAAGCGGCGGGAATGTTGTTGGGACTCCTGGGGCTAATTACTCGGCTGCTGGCGGAGATTACGCTGGTTTATTGTCAGCTGGTACCGCAGTGACGGCTGAATTACTCGATAATTTACTAGGGCCAAGAGATGGCGACGGCCTGAGGGTTAGAGGCACGTTTCCAACTCCCACCGGTTCAGCCATTACTGGCGCTGGAACCACCGTTGGAGCTGGCACCGACACGGACTTGGCAAGTTATCTTAATTTTGAAGGACACCACGCTGAATATGATGGTTCTCAGGCTCATTCCATAGATTATACTAATCAGAACCCAGCTTACTGGACAAATGTTATCAATTGGCACGCTGCTAATGGTACTAATGCAATGGGAGAAACCGGTATATGGATACCTAACTTTGAAAAACAGGGGGCAGAGGCTATTGGTATAGCTGCACATCTTGGCGGAGTTAGAAAGGTACAGGGAAACAATTACCACCAAGCTGGTGGCACAGAATTAGCTCTCGAGTTGGCTTCTATCCATAGGGGCGGAACCGATATTGATACTGGCAGAGGAATGGGTAAGTTATCTGGAGACAAGTATGGAGCTAAACTACTAGGCGGATCTGTAGTTGGCGGACCCGGAACTGCTTACTCGGCTGCGGGCGGAGACTTCCCAGGTTTAAGTATAGCAGGATCTCCTGGGTCTTATGTATCAACCGGTATTGGAACCGGTGTCGGAGCTGGACCAGCTAAGGATTGGTCAGCTTATATGCCTTCAAACTTTGCTCAAGCTGAGAACGGTGGATTGCTTTATCAGCCTTGGGCGACGAATTACCCGGCTTCCGGGGTCATACCAGGGGTAGCTTCAGGAAGCGGCATGTTAGGAACCGGGGGGTCTGCTGCTGCTAGTGGCACGCCAGCCGTTACAAGAACCGCTTCTGGTACCTTTCCGGCTGCTACTGTAATTACTCCGACAACGGGTGCTACGGGAACAGTCTCCCCGGTTTCTGAAGGGGGGCATGACCCAACGGGTGGTGACATAGCTCACTCAGTTTCAACAATGTCGTCAATGATGTCACACGGTTTGACAGCGCCGGCTCATCTGGGGGCGGTCGTTGGTGCTATGTTTAGTCCAATGACGTCAACAGCTGGAACTACTATAGCTCCCGATACCTATTCTGCAACGGCCTTGGCAACAGCGTTGAAAGGCATGGAACCAGATCCGGCAGAGGCGTCAACTAGTGCTGGTGCGTCATCAGGCTCATCTTCTGGTTCAGCAGGCAGTGACCCAGAAAGCGATTCCGAACATGGCGGATCAGGATAAACATGATTAATTCAACAGGGGTAATCTAATGGCAGGTGGAGCATCAACAAGAACCGAGCCCTGGGCAGAGCAGAAGCCTTATTTGCAGGCTGGTTTCGAACAAGCAGGAAATCTATTTAGAGAGGGGCCGGCGGCTTATTACCCAAAAGAATCTCTTGCTGGGTTTGACCCTCTTCAGCTAAAGGCGCAGAAAGCAGCTGGTGAATATATAACAGGTCCTAGAGCAGCTTCACAGCAAGCTTTTGCTGAGAAACGATTGCAGACAGGGTTAGAAGGTAAGGTTGATACAGAAACTTTCAATCCTGTTATGACCGCCCTCTCTGATCAAATGAAGAGCCAACTAACTGGCAGTGTCTTGCCTGGTATTCGCCAGTCTATGGTCGAATATCAACCAGGAGGGTCCTCTAGGGGCGACCTGGTCCAATCTACGGCCATATCATCGGCTAATCAACAGATGCTTAACAAGGCTGCTGAGATGTACGGTGGTGCGCACCAGGCTGCTCAAGAAAGGTCCACACAGTTCGCTCAAATGTATCCCTCTATTATGGGAGCTCCCTTGGGCATGTATGAAGCCTTGGGCGATGTCGGTGGCCAGAGAAGGGCGTTGAGTCAAGAGGCTATGAACCAAGATCAACTTAGGTATAACTACGATGCAAACAAAGACCAAGGAATGCTAGAGAATTATATGGGTATGATCAGCGGGGACTATGGCGGGACGTCAACAGAATCGCCAAGTGCTATATCTTCTATAGGTCAGATGGCCTCGCTTGCTAAAATGTTTGGCGCATTCTGATGTCGTATCAGTTTGATGATGTATTTTATCAATTCCTTGAAGAAGATGCTGACAGGAGAGAGAAAGCAAACTACAAACGTTTGTTTGAACAGTTCGGCGGCTCTTTGGATGTAACGAAGCCGCCAGCTCCTTTTACTGGCGGAAATACAGGTGTAGCTATGCCAGAAAGAGGAGAACTAGCTGTTGGAGCTCCTATGGATGTTGGACAAGCAAACTTTAACCCTAACTCTGCCCCGCCCGTTCAGGTTGGTGGAGTTGGTGGGTATATGGGAAGAGATGATCGGTGGAAATCAATCATGAACTTTCCTGTTTACCCTTGGCAAAGAGGGTAATCTATGGGACAGTACCTAGATGAATGGGACAAGAAGGAAAAGATATATTTTCAGAAGGTTATGGATCGATCTAAAAAGATTGGTGAACTTGATGTTATATCCGGAGGAAGCGAAGCTGGGGCGTTCACTTCCGGCGCCCTTAAAATGCTCAAAGATCAAAGGGCCAAAGTAGAAGACCGAGACGAAAGAGAGATGCTACAGCAAATGCTTGGCTCTCCAACGGCTAAGGATATGAGGCCCGGACTAACGAATATAACTGAAGGGCAAGGCTTGAACATGAATCAGTTTAGCACCATGTCTTCTGCCTTCGCTAAACCAACAGTGGATAACACTTGGCAAAGGTATCTAAGTGCTGCTCAGTCTCAGTGGTCTAACGCAGACGATAATTTAAGGAGCAGGATGCAGGGTCTAAACTTTGTCGTCGAACAGGATGGTCAAAATTATTGGGATGAGAAGGCAATTATCAATCACCTGGCTGGCGAGTTATTCGCAGCCGAAAAGAGAAAAACAGAATACCAACCAGCCTTTGGTGCAGCTTTTGGTAGGCAGTCGGGGACAACCACTGCGAAAGTTATCGGCGATGCTCTAAATGTTAGTAACCAAGAAGAATCTTTCCAATCTATAGAGAGAATAAATACAGCGTTGAAACTGTTAGATGACCCTACTGTCCAGACAGGTCCAACAGCTAAAACCAGGATGTATATTTCTAGATTCTTGTTGGATGCTTTTGGGGCTCCTCGTTTTAATCAGGACAACACTCTAGACAAGGCGGGCTCTATCACTCAGAGAAAGTGGATTGAAAAGGCTAGGAAATCTTTGGCCGATCCTAATCTAGATATAGGCAAGATGGAGTTGTTTAATCAAATTTCTGATCACTTAGGAACGGAATATTTAAAGCTTACCAAGGGTGCTATCAGTGATGTGGAGTTTAAGGCTTTCATGTCCATGGCCCCAACCCTTAGTAAAACCAAAGACGGAAACAGGGCCCTTCTTAAGATGCTGAGAAGGTTTTACCAGAAAACAATGTGGAAATCTAATGCAACAAAAATATTTCTTAGGGAGGTTGCTCCTAATAAGGGACTAACCCCTGAGAATCCCAAATTCGGTATCGAGTATGCTATTTACATGAATGATCAGCTCAGTAAAAAGTGGAACTTTGATCCCAAGTCTGGCATCGGAGGCGTAGTAAAAAGAGAGGATGTCGATTTGCTTTTTGCTATTGACGAAGAAGAAGCTAACGCTGCTGGTAACGGAGGAATTCCAACGGTGGGTGGTTACTCTGTTATAGGAGAGGCTAATCCAGCGATGCAAAGAGACATGCGAGATCAGGTCGATTTTGACGAGCCCATCTGTGTTTATGATGAGGCCAGCGAGGCCTTAGTTTGTTATATAAGGAAAGATGGGATTGTTTATACCGTTAACAAAGATGGCGTGGGACAAAACTAATGGCTTCATTAAAAGAAAAACTTAAAGAAAGGCTAGACAAGGCCGCCGGTAATGCGGAGACAACGGGAAGATTAACAATAGAAGCCATGGATCAATCTGCTTTTGATCAACTGGGAAACACTGTGAACGGGTGGTGGGATGCTATTAACGATATAGCGACCGGCTCCAAAAGAACAGAGTTTCCTTCTATGCCAGAACTGTCGGAAGACGGTTTATTGAAAGCTGGTGGGGCGAAGATGGGTGAGTGGCAACCTGGTTCGACGGCCATTCCTGGAATTGAAGAACCGGGCAAGTACGGCGATGGTTCTTTGCACCCGTATACTGCTGGAAGAATGACAACCGATGACGATTTTCAATTAGCTAACATATTAAAGGAAGCTGTTGGAGAAGAAAATGCTCAATTTACCAGAGATTCGTACGGAAACACCGTTGTTATTGTAGACGGTAAAGCATTCTATCTAAACAAGCCTGGCTATTCTGCTGTTGATCACGAAAGATTGGTTGGTCAGTTGTTATCTTTTGCTCCTATTAGTAAGTTTTTTAAATACGGAACGATGATAACCAAGATGACCAAAGCCGCTCTTGGTGGCACTGCGGTTTCAACCGTCAGAGACGTAGCTTCTCTTGCTCTCGGTTCTAACGATTTGAATCCAGAAAGAGATGTGCTAACGGGGGCTCTTTTCGCCTTAGGAATTCCCGTTGGTAAAGGTTTAGCTTGGGGATCGAAGCAACTGTATGCAAGAATCGCTCCCTGGTTGCAGGGCAGACATATCAGTCAGGCTGGTAAAGATGCATTGATTATGGCGGGATATGACGAAAGCGCAATTGCTGTTTTGGAATCTTCTTTAATCAGAGAATATAATAAATTATCAAAACTGTATGGCACAGAGGTTGCTGCTACAAGGCTAGCAGACAATGCTCTACCCGAGAATCTGCGCATTCCCAAAACAACAGGAGAAATAACGGGTGATGTCGCTCAACAACAAACAGAAACCTTTCTTGAGTCCGGTGTCAAAGGCAGGGTGGCTCAAGATGTTGCTTCAGCGGCAAGAGATAGACAAACCATTGCCGTTCAAGAATCTCCAGAAGCTTTACTAAGCGAGATCGGAACTGGCGCTGGAAGCGTAGAAAGGGGAGTTCCCCTTGCTACCGCTCAAGCTAAAGCTTTTAACCTTAGATCGCAAGATAAAACAGCTTACGAATTAGCTTATTCTAATGCGGAAAAAGGTAGCACCTTTCTACCACCTGGTGAACAGCTTGCATTGAGAACCGCCGTTAATGAGCTGGGTCTGTTTCCGGAGACCGGGGGATGGACGAAGGCAATACAAAACTTCAACAAGCTGGTTGATGAACCTATTGCTATTGAATCCGCTGGCGTTAATGTTGCGAAGTATTTTGACTGGAGGAGAGAAGTTTCAGCTGCTGCTAGCAGCCTTCCTTACGGTACAGAGAAAACAGTTTTAACCCATGTTAAAAGACAATTTGATCTAGCTATAAACAGAATTATAGAGAAAGGTTATGTTTTAGGAGATCCTGGTACTATAAAGTGGTGGACAACGGCAGTTAAGCGTAGAGCTAAGTTCGGCAAAGATTGGCAAGCTAAGCAAGCCTGGAACGAAAACAAATTAATTTCTGACCTAACAGATAACGTTAGTGGTCAATTAAAGGTAGCTCCAGAAGAAGCCGCTAATTACGTTTTGAACGCTAATAACTTAGGCTTTATAAATAAGGGTGGATTAACGAAGGGTTTAAAAACCATAAAAGAACGACTAGGCGAGCTGTCTCCGGAGTGGAAGGGCGTTGCTGATGAGGTGATGTTAAGATTAATTGATAACGCTCGAACCGTTACCAGGGACTTCCCAATGGGGGAATTCAAGGTTAAGGCTTTCGCTTCCGGTTGGGGAAAGTTAAAAAAGAATGCTCCGCTTATGAATCTATTGTTCTCTCCATCGGAACAGCGACTAGTTAATCATTTTGTTTTTGGCGGAATGAAGGCTGGTTCCAAGAGTCAATTTGCAGGAAACCCTCCTAACACAGCTATTCTAAAGATGTTGGGAAGACCTCTACAAAGGTTAAACTTAACGGCTCCGTTTAAGGCGAGGGCTGCTTTTTCTGGTGAAGTACCGGTTCAGATTAGTCCGCAAGCTCAGACTGCAGCTCCTATAGCTGCAACACAGTTAGCTCCTGGTTTAGAACAAGAAACCAACTTAGGAGCTGGTTTGTTGGAAGGAACAACCTTGCCATTCAAAGCTGTCAAGGGATTGGTAGGCGGAATGCTGCAATGAGTCTCAAGATTGCTATCATTGCACTATGGGCCGTTTTTACATTCGTGGGCGAAGTGGATGCAACTCAGCCTTTCGTGCAAATTATACCAATGAAAGTGTTATGCATAGAGGGTGGTCCAGAGTATCTGATACTAGAGTTGATGGAAAAGTATAACGAAGTTCCTGCTTATACAATGGAAATCTCTGTTGATAAACCTATTCCATTGTTTATGATCATCACTGAAAACAAAAACAACCCTTCGTCTACTATTATATTAGGCAATCCCAACCTTAACATGTCATGTATTTTCATGACAGCAAAGGATGCTTTGTTACCAACCGAGGCAGAAAGTCGTCCAGCCAAACAGCCTGACCCCGAAGAGCAACCGAAGCTAGGAGTTTAATATGGAAGAGCGTAGACAGAATGGTGGCTGGGCTGTGAGCAAGAGCCTTAGTGTATCACACTTACTTGGTACTATAGGGATTGCTGTTGGCTTCTTCACCTATGTGACTGACATAGAGCAAGAGACGGTCGTTAATAAGATGGAAATCAAAAGCGTTAGTGAGCGACTTGATCGTTCTAATGCTAGATACTCAGAAGAGTTTACAGAGATAAAGGAAATGTTCAAACACTTGTCTGCTAAGATTGATCGAATGCTGCTGACGAATCCAAGATGAATGAATATAACACCCGAAGCCGCAGAGAGAATAAAACAAACTCTGTCCGACACAGAGTATCTAAGGGTAGAGGTAAATGGTGGTGGTTGCAACGGATTCACCGTAGTCTTATCGAAGACCCCAGGGATAAGCGAGAACGATATATTACTGAACGACAAGATTATCCTAGATCCCACCTCGGAGGGGTATTTGTCTCTCGCGACACTGAACTGGATAGATGATCCTTTCGCACCAACTTTTAAATTTGACATCCCCAACACGAAGTCTTGTGGTTGTGGTAACTCTTTCACGCTTGAGGAATAGATAATGCCAGTCATCCCGCCGACATTCTCTGGACCAGGAATGCTTTCCCCATTTGTAGCGGCTCCGGCTTCCGGAAGCTTTGGTCCTCCGCCTGGCCCAGATCCTTATGGATCTCCCATGACAGGCCCAGATCCTTATGGATCTCCCATGACAGGCCCAGATCCTACCATAGGATTCGGCCATATGCCTGCAATATCCATGCCACCGTCCATGAGTTCGATGGCCCCGCCTACCTCTTCTGGACCACCTGGGTATAGTTTTATAACCGGGACCGTAGACCCAACAGCGGCTGAGATTGTAGCAGCGGCTGGTGCAGCTGGAATGCCGATCCCCCCAGGGATGGACCCTATAATGTTCTCTAGGATGATGTCCGGCGACCCCGCTGCTTTAGCTGCTGGACCCCCTCCTATTCCTGCTGCACCGCCACCACCGATGACGCCGCCCTTAGCGGTCTCAACACCGCCACCTACTACGGCAGCCGTTGCCCCTGCAGCCATACCACCGCCGACGGCCGCTCCCGTTGCGCGAGCTCCGCTAATACCGATAAAGAAGGCGATAGAACCGGTGTTAACAACTAAAGCTCCTGCGCCAACAGTAACTACTCCAAAATTATTTATCGAAAAACTAAAATCTAATCAATTATCTGGTGTTGGTGGTTACTCAAGATGCGATCCCATCACCGGTAAATGTTCTAACTATGCTTGAAGGAGACCTCCATGGAACTAATAAAAAACTGGGTGAAAGACAACCCGGCACTAGCAATAGCGGCTTTACTAATAGTCGCTACTATTATTTACTCCCTGTTGTTTGGCTCGCCGGATGTACCAGCCTAAAGAAGGCGGCAATAGTGGGGGCCGTAACGACAGCGGCTGCAGGTGTGGGATCTGTAGTGAGTTCGGGTGTCCTTGTACCGGCGGTAGCTGGGGGACTAGCTGCCTCTGTGATGAGTGTGGGTGCGGATTTGTCAAACGAGAAGACTGGAGATATCACATTGAATAACTGTACAGAATCTAATTTCTGGGATGTTATCGGGCAACTAGTGGAGATGGGCGGATGGATGCTAATCTTAGTTATATTAATACCAATGATTCTGGGGTGGATTCTCCCGGGCCCACTGGAGAAGAGAAAGAAACGAAACTAGTAGAAGTATCATGGTTGGATTCTTATACTGAAGCTGGATGGGCAGAGCATGAGCCGGAAAAGGTTTTATCCAAAACCTACGGACTATTGATAGAAAAGAATTCTGACTGGGTCTCTCTAGCAATGACCAAAGAAGAAGGTTACTGGGGCAATCTATGGTACATCCCCACAAAGAACGTTGAAAACATTCGGGTTATAGAAACATTAAAAATTTAATTGCTTTGTATTTTCTGTAATAGTCTCAGCTCAAGCAGCTCCTGTATAGGAACAACCTTAGCAACAATAACATTATCGCTTTTGTTGTTTATCTTTTCTGGATACTTTTCTTTGTTTTCTTCAAACCACTTCTTTAGCATCGTGAAGTTAGCTCTATAAATTTCTTTGGTTTTCAAGAAGGTATAGAGTAACACATCAGCTTTGCATGTATACATCCATCCCGACCGATCTCTTTTCTTGTCTGCCCACAAAACCAAGAACAAGTTGTTGTGTTTATTTTCTACTTCCGTCTTCAGCTCTATAACCTCCATTTGTTTGTTTGGCAGCTGAACAAAGATATCACCGTATTTTTGCAACTCTCTGCTTGTATCCTTGTTGAACTTGGCTTCTCCTATAGAGGGAAGTACAATATACCGCCCTCCAACAGAGATCTGTTTTATATAGGGCATCACTAATCTTCTGCCCGCCTCCTCCACAGATAAGTTCCTCTTGATTTCTTTCGTAATACTCATATTTCACAAACTCCTGCAAAACAAGCTAACTCTTGGCTTGCTATCGTGTTGTCTTCGCTTTCTTCAACATCGTCCCATGATATATCTTTGCTTTTGGGGAAGCTCTTCCATTCATCGAAGGTAATTTCTGTAAACGGCGCTGATTCATAGATGTGTTGATCCTCGCTTTTAGGCAGAAAGCTTATCCCACTAAGTATATCGAAGTTAGTATAACACCACGCTCCGACCTCCATCCACTCTTCTTCGCCAACATAGATGGTACAGCTGGGTTTGTGTTCGCACCAATTCAACGCAAACTTTTTCCACACCTCCAGATGCTGGATAGCGGTAATAGATTCTTTAGTACGCGATCCTTTGGGAGAGCTCATTGGAAACATAAAAACAACGGCTTCATTGTTGTAGGGATCTACTTCATAAGGAATGTTAGCAGCCATGATGACTTCGTTTAGCGGGTCTTTCTTGTCTTGCCTAACTCGCCTGATGTAATACTTAGAAAAAGATGGGTGCAACCCAGAACCTGCTACGCCAGTCAGTTGACTAACGGTTCCGGAAGGTTTAACACAGGTAACAGCAGCTGACTGGTTAATTTGAAATAACTTAGCCCACTTCTTATTCTCTGTTACAGCTAATTGTTTCCAGTCTTGCAGCTTTTCTCCTGTAGCATCTACTAGGATGGGGCAATCAAACACTCCTGTGAAACTAACACCCAGCAACCTCTCTTCTTCTGCGTTGTTTCTCCATACAGCTCTAACGTAACGGAAATTTGTTAAGGCTGATTGCACAGTACCTAGAAAGGTTGCAATAATGATCTTTTCTTTTATGCTCTCTTCGGTATCTTCTGGTCGGATAACACACTCGGTGAGATTGCAAACACCAGCCGATCTTAAAACTATTTCAGAACATGGGTTGCAACCAAACTCGTGATCCTTGTCTCTCCTCTCTGGCAGAAGATTCAAACAGGCCTTTCTATTGAAGATCCCTCTTTCTCCGCTCTTTGATTCATACAGGGCTGTCCACTCCCTCAAGAATATACCCATCTCGGGTTTTTCTGTGTAACAAACAGAGTTATTAGCTAACGCTCGCTGTCCATGATCTACCCACCACTGACCAGACTTGGCATATCTCATGCGTTCATCTGTTAAATTGCTTAAGCTTATCTCAGCCGCCCTTCTAACACCCCCGACTACGACGCTTTCTCCGTTCCAGCACATTAAATCATGACACTCTAAGCTATTGAGCTTTCTTCCTTGTGCTGCTTTAAAGGTTGAGATATAATAGGAAAACAATCTTTCCAAAGGTTCCGGACCAGAGGCTCGACCACCAAACATTTTTAATTTTGCACCTGCCGGACGTACACGAGAATAATCTATACGAGGAATCATTCCTTGATAGAGTAAACTAACAAGTTCTCTTAAAGATTTTGCCCAACCAATCTTGCTATCGCTTACTATTACCGTGGTTTCGCTTTCGTGAAACTCTTCAGCAATTTCGGGTAATTTATTTATATACTGTCGTTCAACACTGAAGCCAACGCCTGTTCCGCACAATAGCACGTACAGGTTTTCATCAAACACCCTGGGGTGATCAACAGCGATATAAGCGCAGTTGTATCCAGCCATGTTATCTCTCTCTAGGGCTGGACCAGCTGTCATCATCGCTCTCATGGAAGGCATAACATCCATTTTTAATATTGCTAGCCTAGCCTTGTCCCACATTTTTTGATACTTGTGTTCTGCCCCATCGGACGAAAGTTCGAATAACTTAGAATACCTCATAAAGGTACAATATCTCTCAACAGTCTCTTCCCATGTCTCCCTTCTACCTTTGTTGTCTAGGTAACGAGCGTAACGACTTTTGTGTATAAACTTTTGATATTCATTCATAAAGAATCATTCCCTTTTGATAGCGCCCCGTTCGCAGAGGGAGGGACCTAAGACACGGGGCCACATCTTAGGCACTATAATTAAAACGGTATGTCGCTTTTCTTTTCTTTTGTGTAACTGCCACCACCGCTATTGAACGGCTCGGAGATAGTTAACGACAGGTATTCTTTGCCGCTTTTCGATTTAGTTTTCCAAGCCGCTAATTGAATTTCCTCGCCTCTCCACTTACCGTTTCCGGTCATCAAAGGATGCTTATCACTGTCTCGTTTTTCATTAGGGAACAGAGAACCCTTTCCTTCTCTTAGCTCGTAAGCCATTGAACATCTCCTATAAATTTACCATCGTTGGACAAAATTCTGCAACATTGCAATAAGATTCACACCTTCTATAAGACCCAGGCCTGAATTGCAAAGATATTCCCTCCTTGTCAAATAAAGATTCTATGTATTCCTCTGCTTCCTCTTCAGTATCACAAAGCTTTACAGCCTTTACTCTACCCTTTCTCATTATGGCGTGCTTAGAGCCAGAGTACCATCTTTCCTCATCACTGCAAACAACTGGCATATCTCCTTCTTCGTTATTCCTGTGTAAAGCAAGTCTATCCTCTATATACTTATCCTGCTCTTCGTTAGTCCACCTCTTTATAGGAAGAACCTGTATTGGGTGGCTTGGATAATTTCTTTCTCCCGCCCTTCCTCTCGCCCAGTCTCTACAGATACCAAGAATATATAATTTTTTTACCTCATGTCCGTGATGTCGCATTATCGAACAGTTAACATTCAACTGCTTTTCGAACTTGGAATAATCCTGTCTAACGATCGCCCAAACAGATAAGTTTTTTATGTCCCATAAGATTTTGCTCTCTATCTCTAAACAATCGATCTGGCAAGATACGTTAACTTGCTCGCCTCCTGAATTGTAAGGAGATACGAATCTTTTCTCAACCAAAACATCTGAAGAATTAACATTCGCTTGCTCGAAAATATTATGAACAGCTGTCCCATACACGCTCCAGAGCATTTCACTAGCCTCTTCTACAATAGCTCCCTTGTTGGCTAGGGTCAAGTGATTCTTCATTGGCCCATCTATAAGGGTTGTGCAGCTAATGTCAAACTTAACTCCGTCTTTATTGTAGTTGCTATAAGTCAACCCTCTAACAACCCACTCTGGCAATTCTAACTGGTTAGTAAAATTTCTACTACTCACTTTCGCTTCTCCCTTTCAAGTTATAAACATTCTTTAGTATGTAATCTTTATCGTAACCAAACTCTGCTGCTCTCGTTTCGATAACGCAATCAATTATTTCTAAAAACTTTTCTGATAAGTCAGCCTTAACATCAACGGGTTCCGGCGTTTGTGGTAAGGATAGCAAGTACATCATACATTTGCATGCATATTCTGCAGCATCTCTTCTGCAGTCCATATCAATAGCAAACAACATATTCTCGAAATCAGTCTTTGAGTCTTGGTCCACTCTGCTCTCCCTCTATAAGATGAATCTTTGCTTCCCACCTGTTCTTGCTATTTTTCCACCATCCCCAGACTTCGATTGTCCACCCCGCTTCTAAAACGGTTTTCAAGTTATCGGAATCTGTTATCTTCTTTATTCGACTAGACATGTTCCCCTTGGTAGTGGCTTGGATGCCGAGGGTAGATCCCTGCTTAACCCCAACTATATCGATGAACCCAAACAGATCTTTCCTTGTTCTACTGTGAGGATTCCACTTCTCGACAACCTCCGCTATAAAACCTTCTTTCCTTAACTTGTCCAAGCTTCTAACCGTTGGTGAACTCATAATTAATAAACCGTTTGCGGAGCATCGAATGGGTTGTTTAAAAATTGCATAGAAGCTTTGTTAAAAGACAGCTGCCACTTAGACTGGCCAGTATGCCTGGACTTGTCAACAACCAGCACACAGTCGGGCTCGTCGGTAAGATCTGTTCCGCCAAGCATCATCTCTTCTTCCTTGTGCTTGTTTCTCCATAGAATACAAGCCGTATCTGCTAAGTCTGTTAGCTGACCAGCTCCTCTGATATCGTGAAGAGATAGTTTACCCCTGTCTGATTGCATCTTTCTAGAATGCATCGCTATATGGAAAGTAATTCCCGTATCTCTCGATGTTACAGCTAGCTTATCCATTAAGTCTGCTTCCATCATCCAACGATTATCGGGATTTCCGTCGAGCTTAAGTTTCAACCACCCATCTATAAATACATGCTTCACTCCCAACTCGTGCATCGCAAAACGAGATACTCCTATTATTTCATCTCCCTTTACTTGGTTTTCTTTGGTGTAGAGAAATCCTTTCCCTTCTAAAACTTCCATCGCTTTGTTTATGTTTTCTTGGGATGGATTCTCCTCTCCCGTTGCTTGTCTCAACATCCTGCCTACATTGACATGAGGTCTAAGCTCCGGTCCCCAGTATAGAAACTTTTCTTCCTTGTCTGAATATTTTCCTGTAGTAGAAAACACTGCTATCTGTGATAGCAAACAAGATTTTCCACTGCCTGTTGTGCCAGCATAGATATTGATTGTTCCATCTGTTATTCTATACTCGTCTTCGGAAGAACCGAACGGAAGGCGTCCACCTTTCCCATCAGCCCTGTCTGTTAACCACAGAGAAGCCTCTTCTTTATACTCTCTAAGTTCGTGAACGTTGGATGTCTCATTTGGATCTAGATAAGCTTTCCAATCGATGTCTGTTAAAGAGAGTCTGTCTACCTCTTCCATCTACTTTGTTCCTCCGTACTTCCAGTCGCATTTCTCTTCAGAGGTAGAACCGAATCCGCCTACTCCTCGAGCGCTTGCTTTACGGAACAGGTCTGCTTCGTCTTTTTCTATTATCCTTATCGTAGGAACGGGCAGCAACAATCCCTGCATTATCTTCATACCCGGAAAGATCTTTGTTATGCTTTCTCCGAGATTAATAACGTGAAGATGTATTTCACCTTGATACCCCTCATCTATAACACACGCTCCAACAACGAGCTGCTCCTTGGTTGCAATACCGCTTTTATTAAACTGGACAATAGCATAACCAGAAGGGATTTCCATCTTTACTCCGGATGGGATTAATACATCTTCTCCGAAATACAAGTCAATCTCTTCAAAATCGTAAGGTACGAAAAAGTCGATACCTGCGTCTGTATCATGTCCCTTCTCTGGAGACTTCACTCTCCTAGTTTTACAGAAATTAAGTAATTGCATCTGTAGCTCCCTTTAGTGCCGACACAAAAGAATAAGAACTATTATAATTAAACCTCTTCCAAAATTGGGGATGTGGAAAAATCTCATCTGGTACTACACCAACACCTTTCAAATACTTTTCAGCTTCTCTGCCCAACGCAAAGATTTTAGAGGGCTCTAGAAGATCCATATAACATGGGTCTATCTTGTTGCCATCATGGGTGAAAGAATTGGCCCAGTAAAGTTTATCTTCTGGGATGTTAGCTTCGTCCATTAAACCAGATAACCAAATAGAACTTCCGTTCTTTGCCGCAAAAGGAATTTCGCACTGCTCTATAAGGTTACACCTGTCGGCAACTATAAGTACGTTTCCTTGTTGAAAGTGACCAGAACCGGGCCCTAAATCTTCGGATGGAGAACAGTATTCTAACTGAGAAAACAATTCTACCGTCGAGTCTCTAGTCCAGTCGTAATAGACAACGGGCAAATGAGTTATAAGCTTTTGGTAGGCATAATATCCAGTTGTCCATTCTGCCAGATCTTTGATTACTTCGTATTCCCGATTTGCTTCCCAACTCTTTCTTGCAGCCTCTATCCCTGGGTCACAGAGGATGACCACACCCCTCTTTGAAAGACAAGCTCTATCAAACGCTCGATGCCTTAACCATTTCTCTGTGAAGCCCCGTAGAATTGGACCGTAAACCTGCTCCGAGAGGTGGGACAAGCGATCATAGATCATATTATCTGATCCGCTTTTAACCATCTTAATTTCTTCATAGAATCCAAACTTTCTACCGGAGTGCGAGTATCCGACCCCGTCTCTGAAAGTAAACATCCTGGATAGCTGCGCAGATAGGTAACTTTTACCTGTACCATCCATCCCTTCGATTATAAAACTCATAGTATGAGTGCCTCTCTGTTTAAATATTCTTCAATTTTCTGCACATCTCTGGTAAAGACATGGGCTGAATCGATATGATGAGTGTAATCTCCAACAACACAATCTAACTCTTTAGCTATATATTCCTGAAGTCTGCACATATTGTAAACGTCATACCCCATAACTGACCACACGTTTTGACTTCTCATGTGGGTGATCGCATGCAACCGACCTCTTCTGATAAAGTAATGAGCTCCGATAGTGCAAGGATATTCCATCGATGTTTTAGAACCCAGTATTATATTATCTTCCTTCAGTAGAATACTTAAGTAAGCTCTTCGTGAGTCAGGATTGCGTCTCAGCTCATCTATTATCACCGGTAGCTGCTCCTTAACCTTCCACCCGTAAGAAGAACTAAAGTTTTCTGGCAGTCCGGTACCATCAACAAAGATCTTTGCGTATGGTTGCAGCTTGTTAATCTTCTCAGACAGGTCAGTATCGCCCGACATAATCCAATCAAAGAAAAGCTCGCAATGCTCTACGTTCAGCCTCTTAGATGTGAAGGCTATCTTATCCTCGTCCTCCGTCTCCCAAGGACAAAGCCTAAAACCAACACTAATATTTTCATGCGTTTTCTTCGGCTTAGACTCGGGATAGAGAACTAACTGATTCAGCAACCACCTTTCTGCTGTGTCGTAACGATCTGCTAATTTAAAATTTTCTAAAAATAGAGACATGATGATACTTTCCCTGGTAGTTGAACGCTTGGAACTCGAACCCGGCTCGAGATGTCCAAGAATTAAAACTGCTTATAGCTTCTTTAACGTCGTCAATCTGCATAGCAGCACCCGATTCAGTTAAATCATTCAGCCTGAGATCTAGGAAGGGATCTCTACTTTCAACCACCAATAAACACCCTCCCTTTTTTAACAACATGCTGCTAACATCTAGTATTGCATTGCGTTCGTATTCTCCTTTCAGATGCAGCACCTCTGACAGGAGAACGACATCGTGTTCTTTGCAGCTCTCCAGGCTTTTTCTGACAGTAGACGGGTCCCAAAGCAAGTCGAGCTCTACTACAAATCTCCTCTCTTTAGGGATTTCGATACCCGGCCACTTGATATTGATAACTCCCGGCCTGTCTATCATGGTTACTGTAGAGTCGACGAACGTTTCTAAGAAAGATTTAGCATATTCTCCGTCTCCACAACACACATCCGCCAAAGAACTTCCGTTACCAAAAGACTCCAAACCATTGCCATCTAAACAGTTAACAACATCTTGCCAAAAACTAGCTCTCTCGTAATGGAAGGTTTCGGTGAGACCTCTTAATAAAAGATCGTAATTATCTCTCCCCCCTTTCGATCCAGAAGAGAAGTTCTCGTTGTAGGTGAACATGCTGTAAAGCTTGCGTAGCTCTTCTATATTATCTAGCGCGCCGAACTCTTCCAAACAAGCACAAATCTTTTTGAATTTTTTAGCGTGTCTGATAGAGTGCTTATAAATGAAATACTCGTGTATCAGATGGGTTAGGTATGGAGCATTTAATAACGTTGATGTACTCATTGAATGTGACATTTTTAGGTTATTCCTCTATTGCCATGTCTCTAAGAAAGGTTGTGTTTAATCTGTCTTCTTCCCAGTTTAATATTCTTGTGGCGCCGGCTTTATCCAGAGACCAAACCAAGTCTTTTGTCCATCGATTAGGCGCGAACCCGCTCTTCACTAGTATGACGTCCTGTTTCTGCGCCCATGCATAATTGAACTTAATTGGATTACCCTCTATCCACACGGTAAGCTTGCTATGCGGCATTCTAGCGTAGGTTTCTTCGGCAGCGTGGCCATAGCAGCAGAATATTGTTCTGCTTTGGGGAGATCCGCCGCCATACCAGAACTTTTCCTTAGTCCTGTTGTGGCTCATTTCCGCCAACCCCTCTGGAAACCTCATCCGCGTACTGTTCGAGAGTTTGTCCATATCTTTCTTTAAACCACTGATTCCATGTTTTGGACTTATTGGGAACGAGTTCATTCCTCTTCAGCCAGATCGATTTGGCCCCTGTTCTCTTGATTCGTTCTTGAATTTTTTCCGATGATTCTTTCATTGGGTGATTTCTGTATGGCCATGGATTTATCGAAGAGACAGTTTTCAGCGGGAGCTGTGGGTCGAACTCTCCACCCTCCATTGGGATCTTCTTTCAAAAGGTGACTTAACTTAAGAGACCAAATCTCTTCCCTTCCTGGGTTTGGTATTGTTTCGTGATGAAACTTACCAAGATCACTGATGGCTGGTTTTCTGGGTCTCCAATAGGGGTTAATCTTTTTCTGCTTAGTTCTAGGTTGCATAAGAGCAATGCGTTCCCAGCTTGGTCCCATGTTTCTCCAAGACATGGTTTCTATCGACTTGTGCTCTTCTCTCGTAGGTAGATCCCACGACTGCACAGTTATGTAGCTTTCCCATGCTCTAGCTAATGCTTGTTGATGGTTGCTTGGAGATAGTGAGGACAAGTTGTCTATTCTCCCTATGTAATAGAGTATCCTGGAAAGCGCCCATTCATAGTCCGAAATACCGACTCGTCTGTATTGCAACATGGCTCTTTTTGCTATGTTGGCTATGATTGTTAGCAGCCTCTCTATTGATGAAGGAGGCTTCTTCTTGTGATTTTTTTGCATTGGCGTAGTATACCCCGAGATACAGTTCTTCGTCGAATCTCCACTCCGGTTCGGGTATGTATCTCATGATGAATGAGGAGCTGCCATCAACTCAACAGTCGCATTGAAAATCTTACCCATCGGCCCTGCATCAATCTTTAGATCCTTCAGATCTGTTTTGAGAACGATGGTCAAATACCTAGTTAGGATCTTCCTTTCGTCGGCTGAGAATTTGCCCTCCTTCATGTGATCAAACATGCAGACCAGCATAGTGTGGATAGATGATGCTAGCTTGTTACCGGCTTCGTCCCTTGCTTTTACAGTTATCTCAATCATCTTTCATCTCCATCAGATGCTTTCTAATAACCCAGAGATTCTCTTTGAAAGCCTTTGGATTATTATGACTTAGCTTGTGCCAATCCCAAACCGCCTTCGTGAACTCTCCTGAATCGGTATCGGAATCCATCATGATCTGGATGAGATCAAGGGTGATTCGATTGTAGTGGGTCATGTTAGCCACTCCCCTAGGTTTGGTGCAGCCTCGCCTCGTGCAAAGCGAAGATCCTTTATCAAGCATTCTCTTTCCCAGAGAAGCTCCTCTAAGAGAGGGATGTGATCCTCGTTAAAGCTGCTAAGTCCGCTGAGTTTGATCTCGACTTCCATCAAACGATCGTCCAACTTCATTGCATTCGTCATCTTGCTTCTCCCTTTTCTTGATTGCGTGCTCTGCAAAGCACGACTTGTTTCAGCAAAATATCGGCAACCTTCTCTAAGCGTCGCTGGTCGGCTAGTTCTTCAGCTGCCGATATCTCACCTTAATCTAGTATCTTTCTACTCCCTCTTCCTTCCACATATCGCTGTTCAGTAACCACTCAGCTGCTTCGTACTCGCCGAAATCAACATAACCACTGTCTTTGAAGTTAGCTTCTAGTTCGGCGATTCTGTTTCTTGTTCCTGTCATTTTGCTTCTCCCTTTTTCTATCTGCTTTCTTGATGACCAGGCGATTATCTCATGTTTAGATTACCACGTAAACCTCTTCATGCAATTAATTATAAAATAGTTTCTCCTTTCTATTCATAGCTTTAAGCGCCGATTGTTAATAGCTGTAGATTCTTTAACTGTGTTGCTAGACACAGAAGACAACAAACATGGACGATGGCGCTCGTTCGATCTAGCTCAAAGGTGCTTATTATTGATGGCCTTAATGAGAGAAGCGGGCCAATCTAAAACGCGGGCTAAGAGATGCTTTAACATTGTCCATATCCTAATATGCCGCGACAATATCAATAATAATAAGATGGTCGAACGAGGAGCAAGTATCTCTATGGCTTCTCTCAGAGATTGGAGTAACAAATTAATGAGCATCTCTCGTGGTGATCAAGAGTTTAGCAAAGAGAAGAGAAGAAGAGCGAGACATCGCAACTTGGTTGCTAAGAATTCCTTCAAGTTATACTCTTCTTATTCTCTGAAGGATGCTCGTATCTATGATAGAAGGAAGCAGAGAATGGATGAGTTCGAAGATTACTGGTAAATAGCGCCATGTTCTGGCTGACGCACCCTATCTGGGTTCAGCTTAGTCTACTTAAGTGCTGGAAAGATATTCCTGCACCTACACACTCCACCCATTCTGCGCCCCGAAGCTGCGCCGCTGCGCCACCGAGACGCCGCGAGATGCGCATAATATCCCCATCGCACCTAAGCTATTGATTTATATAGCGTCGATGATGCGTATAACGCTTATTATGTAAGCTTTCGCCCCC